CAAGACCCGCCGGTCAAAAATGTGCTACTCATTGCGAAATTTTCGCAATGCGGTAACGGCTGCAAAAGCCCCGGGTGAAAACATTTCACCTCCGGGGATCATCGCCATAATACCGGGTGCAACCAGCTGAACCGCTTGTAATACGCGGTCCCACCAGTCTCCTTCTGCATTCTCCTTGCATTTTACAGCAACTGGAAGAGTGCGCATGGTTTTAGCTAGCAAATCCAAAACTAAACTATCGTACCTTGTAGAAGGACGAGCCAGAGTCAGAATTGCTGTTTGGGCCAAGCTAGGGAAAGACTCGTAATAATAAGTCATCCGCAGCGTCAAAGCCGATTGTTTGGTTAAACCAACGAAAATCATCCCCATTTGATTCAGAGGATAAATCCGATTTGCAGGCAAACCAAATTGGGTTGGAGTGTCGACACCAGCTATAGCGTCAGGTATCCAAACCTTTGTTTCATTGGGTGTTCCACCACCCAATGCTGTATATGTGTGATCTTCAATGTCTTGTGCATTGATGATGATTGGCTGTTCATAGCTAACCATCCGAGCAGGGTTCTCGAAATCATGGAAAGTGGCAACCATATAGCCACCCTCTTGGGCTTCCCAAGAAGCAGTTCCAGTATACAGTTGTGCCTCCGCGATATTGCGCGGAGGGTGTCGTAATATCTGTGCTGAAAAAGCATTTTGCAGATAAACGATATTTGGAGTAGTACCAGAACTTGCCGTCTGATACCATGTTTCTGGATCATTGTTGGGCTCAGGAGCCCGCCAAAGGTAACAAAGCCCTGATTTGTACAGGGGCGCGGTCATGTTAATGACCTCAATGCCTAATCCAATGATTCGACCCACACCAACACTGATTTCCTCGTCAATTTCGAGAGCCCCAATACGGGGCACAGTGCCAGTTGGACCGTTTTCCGTACCGTAAGTGAAGTCAACACCGTGGTTCGTGGCATATGCCATCAAGCCACCAATAACTGTGGTATCTCCACTTGTTACGTAGGAATTATTGTTTACCCGATCGGACTCATGAAATTGGAGTGCGTTCAGGAACGGTTGAAGATTGATGTGACAATCCCAATTCTCGGTGGTAGCAAAATTTGGATTTGCAGTACCATCGGGCATGGCCAGTTCAACAGACTGAGGCATCTTTCGAATGACACTCAGCTCGATGTTCCGGTCAGGCCACCCAGCTAATGATATTGTTGTATCATGCATAGGGTCTATTGCTGAAGTGAAGAAGTTTACGGAATCTTTCGGTAAATTACGCTTCTTCGCTTGTGCTTTAGCTTGTTCACGCTGGCGTATTTGTGTTACCGCCATTTGCCTTGTGGGCGCGCGTAAAGCTATCGCTTTGTTTGCGGGTTTATTCCCCCCGCCAGCCTTTTTAGGCCGGGTCTTCCCTTTATTGTTGGGTTGGGTGGTCTTCGGGCCACCCTTCTTGTTGTTGACATTTGCCATCATAAAAATAATTATTTTCATCCTCCAAACCTACCGTAGAAAACAATTGTACTGGTAATGATGTCTCGCGTCCAAGATAGAATCGTATACACGAGTCATAATCAGGAACGCCAGCCTCAACATAACTTTTAACAACCGGATTGGGGTCATCAACAAGATACGCTAAATAATGTTCAACAGCACTGGATAATATTTTAAAAATTTCAGGCCCATTGCCCGCAGACATCACTGTTAGTGACCAAGCCCGCGCAATAGAGGCGCCCACGTCATGTTTCTTATCAATAACATAACAAAATGCTGCAACAAGCCTTTTAATATTATATTGTGGTATCCAGCCATCAGTTACTCTATGGAATTTGAATCCAAGAAATTCGACTCCCTCAAGTTGTAAGGTGAGGCAAATTGGTTTAAAATGTAAACCGAATAACGCAAAAACTCTTTCAAAAGTTTTAACAACATCTCTCCCCTTTTTTGGGAGGGGGAGGGACATCACATTGTCGTCGCCAAATAAGGCTGCGACCACTTGTTTAACTTTAGTGGTGTCACCATCATAAAGATCCAACAGAGTGAC